ACGGTTGGTATATCCTGAAATGCCGGACGCGAGGTTGACAATGCTCGACATTTCGGCAAATGTTCACCAGTCAACCATCCGCAATTTCGTCAAGGCTTGCGACCGCTACCGCGACGAATTGGGAAACAGTCAGGCCGTCGCAATCCGGCGCGGCGTCATCCACCTTGTGAGAAGTTTGCGCAAGTTGACGCCACGGGCCAAAAAGCAACTGCCAGCCGGAAACATCAGGAGAGCGCGACCCGACGAAACGATTTCCTACGTCACGCCAAAGGGGAAGAAAAAGCCCCTGCCGCGTTGGATCATTGTCCGCAGAGGCGGCAAGCGAATCTACATAAAGCCGACACATCCGAGAGAGAACGAAGTCCCGGTGAAAAGCAGAGCCGAAGCCCGGAGGCGTTGGGGCCAGAATGTGCGGTGGGGACTTGCCAAGAAGTCGTGGGGTTGGTTTATGCAAGCCCTGTTCCACAAGAGCAACCCGGAAACGGGAAACCCAAAGGCGACGATAGACAACCGCATGACCGAGGGCTACTACCGCGAAGTCGTCACCGGGAGCAATCAGCGCGTCGAGGCGTTGCTTGTCAACAAACTCGACTACATAAGCACGATCCTACCGAGCCACATGGTAGAGGGCGCAATGCTTTCGGCCACAAATTCGATCAATGAACAGTTTAAAAAGGGACACGCGAAAGCCCGAAAGGAACTGACATGACACCAGCCGAACTAATCACCCGAAAACTCAAAGCAAAGGTAGAGGCAGCCGGGGCGACCTTGCCTGTTTATTCGCTATTGCTTGAAGCGTTGGCGGGCGAGAAGCACGAAGCCCTGTCTTCCGGCATTGCCTTGAACATCCACAACGGCGACCAACTGGAGGAGCCGTTGCCGCATTACACCTTCAACGTGACCGCCATCCTGACCGTTTCGCTTGACGACGACAAGGGCGGCAACTTGTTTCTGGAAAACTACAACGCGCTGTGGGCCGCGTTCGACAATCTGGCGCGTGGCGACAACTGCGAAGCGTTGGGCGACGAAGCCGACGAACTGACAGAGGGCGTGGCGCACGTTTTCGCCGTTGACGGTTTCCAGATCGTCGAGGGAGAAACGCCGGACTTCCAGACAGACGAGAACGGCGGCTACTGGACTACATCTTTCGCGGCAACCATTACGGGCCGCGCTAACTGACAGACAAGAAAGGAACACCAAAAATGAACAACGGATTCAGCGCGCCCGTCAACTATTGGGGAAGCATTGACGGCCTCACGCCAAAGTCGTCGAGCGACGGCAAGACAAGCAGCGTGGCGGAAGCCCCGAACGAATACGGCGACACAGCCGCCCACGACGTTTACGGCGAAGTGCTTGCGCCGTCCACGGAGTACGCCGTGACGGGCGAGGTGGACTTGTCCGACATTGTACTCGGCTCGATCCACACACTCGGAGAGGGTACGGGCGCGAAGAAACTCATGCTGACGCAAGTGCAGATCAACACACAGGCGGGCAACCCGCCGACCGTCACGATCAGCGGCGTCGAAGTCGAGAGCGACGCGACAGCGAAGCGCACCTACGCGCTCACGGGATCGCTTACGCCCCGCAGCAAGGCGCAAGACGTGTGCGGCGCGTTCACGGCCAACACGGGCTTCACCCAGATCAACACGACGGCCTCCGTCGATCCTCACGTCCAGACCGTCGCCGGGACGCCTGTTGCCAGCGACGCAAGCCACGGGCGGATCGAGGTACAGGCGACCCTCACGGACGGCGCGGGCAACGCGACGATCACCGACGGAACGGGCGGCTTCACCGTCACGGCAAGCCCGGCAGAGACGAAGCCGGACGCGAACTACGTCACACACGCCGCGACCGCGACGAAATACCTGACGGGGACGGAAGCCTCCACATGATTTCGCAACTTGCGAAGGAAGACCTCGACGACCTACGCGCCGAGGGCTTGACACCGAGCGACGAGGACGTGATACGCTTACACGCCCTCGCGCTCAAAATCTCCGACGGCAACGAAACGACGGCGTACAATGCGCCGCGTTTCGCCGTTGCGGGCGGCAAGGTATTCTGGGAGCCGACGATGGCCGCGCTTTTCTGGTACGCTTACGCGAAGCGGTACGCCGACGACGAAGCGACCGAGGACTGGTTTTTCGCGTTCGCTTGCGCACACGGCAGGGAGCGAGGCTACCTTGACGGCCTACGCGATCCCGAAGAAATCCAATGCGCCCTCGGCCACTTTATCGGAACGACGACCGCAACAAAGGCGGAAGTCGTCAACGCGGTATATTACGCCTCCGTCGGGATCGACGAGGTGGAAGCCGAGAAGACCGAACTGGCGAAGCAGCGCGAAAAGAGCGAACTGCCGACGGAACGGGAGCAGCGGAACTTCGCCGCGTTGGAAGAACGCCTCGCCCGCGCCGCCGTCGCAACCGGGCTGACGTTCGACGACCTTATGACCCAGACGCCGAGCCGATTGCGCGGCATGATTTACGCCGCCCACGTCGAGGCGGGCATGGAAATGACGAAGACGAGCGCAAAGGCCCATGCCGACTATCTGGCGACCTTGAACGCGATCACCAAACGCCTCCGCGCAGAGAAAGCCGCAGCCGCCGCACCGCCGCCGCCGGAGGCATAGACGCCGCCCGGCTTGCCGATTTCCTGTTGCCGCCCCAACGAAGCGAGGGGCGGCTTTTTGTTTTGACCGCCGCGCTAATGGTGAGGAAAGGCGAACTCTAATGGCTACAAACAAGCAGATACGGATCAGCATTACTTCGGCCCTGAACGCCGCCGGAATTGAGGCGACCAAAGAGCAGGTCGAATCAATGGCGAAGTCCGTCTCCAAGTCGATGGGCGACGCGGCCAAGCAGAACCGCACCCATTGGGCGGACATAAAGGCGGCGTGGGATTTGGGCTTGTCGGCGATCCGAACCGTCGGCGGGCTTATCCGTTCCGCGCTCCAAAAGGCGTTCGACGCAGAGTACGCGCTAACCAACTTCAAGACCATGCTCGGCACGATTGAAGCGGCCAAGCAGCACGTCGCCGAACTAAAGGCGTTCGCCGCGCAAACGCCGCTGACCTTTGGCGACTTGTCGCAAGCGTCGAAAACCCTCCTCGCGTTTGGCGCGGACGTGCAGAAAGTCATGCCGTCGCTGAAAATGCTGGGCGACATTTCGCTCGGCAACGCCGAAAAATTCCAATCCCTTGCGCTTGCTTTCGGCAAGGTGCAGAGCGAGGGCAAACTTTCGGGCGTCACCCTGAAGCAGATGATTGTCGCCGGATTTAACCCGTTGCAGGAAATCGCGGCCAAGACTGGCGAGACGATGGACGAACTGAAAAAGCAGATGGAAGCGGGGAGTATTTCGTTCGACCTTGTGCAAGCTGCAATGAAATCGGCGACGAGCGAGGGCGGACGCTTCAACAATGCGATGAAAGACGCAAGCCAGACAGGGGCCGGGCTTGTTTCGACGTTGCAGGACAACTGGACGGCGGCGGTTGCGAAGTTTGGCGCGGCGTTCATGGACGCGGCAAAAGGCGGCCTGTCTAAGATGATCGACACGTTGCAGCAGTTGAACCGGGACGGAACAATTGACGTTTGGGCCGACAAGGTTGCTGTTGCTTGTGAGAAAGTTGTGGACGCGGTTAGGGTTGCGGCGGAATGGGGCGGAAAATTGAAGGACGCATGGAACTGGACAAAGGATCAACTCCAGTCGGCGGGCGCGTTTTGGGGAACGCTTGCCGGAGGTGGTAGTTTGGATGACGCGACGAGAAACCACTCGAGGGTTTTGAGGGAAAACAAGACCGAACGCGAGAACGATCAGAAGCGCGAGGCGAAGATACGCGCCGACGCCGCGAAGAAAGCGGCACGGGAGGAAGCGGAGAAGAAACAGAAGGAACAGGAGCAGAAGACCGCAACCGTCGAGGAGGAATACGCCAAGGTACGCGCCAAGGCCGACGAGAAAGCCGCGAAGAAACGCGCCGAGGAAGACGCCAAGGCCGCAGAGAAAGCCGCGAAGGAGCGCGAACGCCTTGACAAACAGGATGCGGCCCGGAGGGAGCGCGAACGCCAGAAGGAACTCGCCGACAAGATCAAAGACCACCAGAAACTTCTCGCCGCCGAACGTGCCGAGGAAAGCAAGACCCGCACGGCGGTTTCCGCCGCCGAAAGCAAACTGCAGCAAGCGTGGGGATGGTACAGGGACAAGGACAGCATGGCCGCGCAACTGGAGGAAGAAAAGGCGGACGCCGCCGCCCGCAAGCAGTTTGAGAAAGACTTTGAACGCCTGAAAGACCGCCGCCGCGACTGGCGCACCGCCGAGAACCTATCGGTGGACGACGAGGCCGTCCGGCGCGTTGCCCTTGCCCGCGAGGAAAAGGAAGCGGCGGAAAAGCACCTCGCCGAGATCGAGGCGAACACCGCCGCGCTTGCCGAGAAGTTGGACGAACTACTACAAGCGAAGTGAGGATGACCGATGGCCTCTTATAAAATCACACTTTCGCAAAGCAACTGGAGCGGAGGAACGGCGGCGATATGGTACGACACCGCGACCGCCGCGTTTTATTCCGATTCCGGCCTGACAACGGCGGTCACGTCGATCACGCCGCCGACGCGTGAACTTTACCGCTTCAACGGCTTTTATTCGTCGTCGTCGAACGGTACGCAGTACATCGACGGGGACGGGAACTTCACCGCCGCGCTTTACGCGCTTTCGATCACGGCGGCCAGAACCTTCTACGCGCAGGGAACGCAAGTGTCGTACAAGTTGACCCTGAACGACAACAGCGGCAGCGGCGGCGACGGCGTGTTGTACTATAAGATCGACGGCGGCGGATTCTATGCGCATTGGCTTTGCGACAGCGAAGGGCCGCAGATAACACACGTCACCAAGCCGACCCGCGCAAACTACGCCTTTGCGGGCTACCACAACGGCACGACGACGCCGGGGACGCAGTACATCGACGAGGCGGGCGACTTCACTTCCGCGCTTTCGTCGCTTTCCCTGACCGCCGCCAAGACAATCTACGCCCGATGGGTTGCGCCGTTCAAGATCACGATCAGCGCGAACAGCGGCACGGGCGGAACGGCGGCGTTTTACTTCGACAGCATAGGCGGCAAGTTTTACGCAGAGCAGAACATGGCGGAGGAAATCACCGCCATTGTGCCGCACACGCGGGAGTGCTTCGCGTTCGCGGGTTGCTATTCGTCGAACAACACGACCTCGACGCTCCGCGTTTTGCCGTCCGGCGAAATCGTCGCCGCAGACTGGACGCCGACAGCCGCCGTCACGATTTACGCCCAATGGACGCGGGTTTCGTGGAAGATCACCCTGAACAAGCAGAGCGGAACGGGCGGCACGTCCGCGCTTTACTACCGCATAGACGGCGGCGGCCTGTACGTTGACGACTTGTGCGACACCGCCGCAACAGGCGTCACGCCGCCGACGAGATCGGGCTACACCTTCAGCGGTTTCTATTCCGCGACGAGCGGCGGCACACAGTACACGGACGCGGACGGCGCGTTCCTTGCCGCGTTCACATCCCTGACGCCGACCGCCGCCGTCACGATTTACGCGAGGTGGACGGCCAACACCTACACGCTCACCTTCAACTACAACGGCGGAACGCACGGCGCGGAAACGAAGACCGTCACGTTTGGGGCCGCCGTCGGCACGTTGCCGACCACGACGCGAACCCCTGACGTTTTCAACGGTTGGTACGTTGACGGCACGAAGATCACGGCGGACACGGTTTGGAACATTGCCGAAGACAAGATGGTCGAGGCGCGTTGGACGTTGGAGATTGCGGCGTCCGTCGAGGACTTTTTCGGCCTTGCGTCGTCCGCGCTTGTGCCGATTGCGTCCACTAATGGCGACGAATACCACCGGGCGACAGCCGCGCACAACGGCAAGTACGAAAACGGCGTGAACCAGATCAGCGGAATATGGCGCAACCCGTCGGTGACCTACGTCGTCAAGGCCAACACGACGGTCTCCGTCCAGTTGGGCAAGGCTTACGCGGCCATAAAGACAGCCGGGTCCGACCTGAACGGAAACTGGACGACCATAATGACCCGGAGCGGGTACATGATAACGACGGTCGAAATCGTCACCGAGATCGGCAAGTTTCCGACAGTCACGGTTTCGGCGGTTGCGAACGAGGGCGCGAACGCCGTCAACAACTTCACGGTCAACGCCAACAAATTCAACGTGTCCGTCCCTGTCGTCGCCCGCTCCAAGGCGCAGAACCTACTGAACGCGATCAACGGCGGCGGCCACTTGCAGCGCGTCACATTGCGGGGAACGTGCGACCCCGTCGTGTGTGAAGAACAACTCATGCCGTGCGCTTCCGATATTGTACACGGGCGGTACGAACTCACCGCCGAGACGGTTTCGCCGAACGGTGAGGCCGCGCCGACAATGACATCGGCAAGCGGAACGAACGGCGGCTTCGTCTTGACTGGAGTGCCTAAAGTTGGCAAGGATAGCGATTTCGTCCGCTACACAATCAATGCGAGAAAGGAGATGGTGTAAAAATGGGCTACTATACTGGAAACGGCGAAACGACAGGCGGAAACGAATCAACGCGCACATTAAAATCGTTTTACGAATGGGGCGCGTTTGCGATCCGCCAAAAGAGCGTGACAAGAACCGTGCGAAAGTCTGGCGTGTCACTTTCTACCGCGCAAGACACACACGCGACGGACAACCTGACCGCCATTGCCGGAGGATCGGGGAACCTGGCATGGATCATATTTGACGCAGAGGGAACGAGAACAATCGTCGCCTTTAGTCAAATCGGCGGTTCCAACCTTTACGAGTTGAATGTGACAACCGAGACTTTGAGCGCATGGCAGTCAAGCACTTCAACGCGGCGGGTGAATTAGTGGAGTTTGAACATGAAAGCCGACAAGAGATACATCACCCAGATCACAAAGCAAGACCTGAAAGAGATTGCAGACGCCGCGAACTCTTACGGCGGCGAC